GAGGTGAGTGATGTCTGAATTTGATGCCTTTGGCGCACAGCCCACAGACCTGACGATCGCGGATGAAGTACTGGCCCTTTCGCCCATTCGCGTCGGTGAGATTCCCAAAATCCTGTCGGCGATCAAGCCGTTCAGCGATCAGCTGATGGCGGATCAGATCGATTGGCTGGGAATCGTCACCCAACACGGCGACAGCCTGTTGGCGGCAATCGCGATTGCTGCCCGTAAACCGCAAGACTGGGTGGAGGCATTGTCGTTGGACGATGCCATCACTTTGGCCACGGCACTGTTTGAGGTGAATGCCGATTTTTTCGTGCAACGGGTGGTGCCGACACTGCAGCAAGCCGCCGGCCGAATCAACGCACAGATCAACGATCGTCTGGCTGGCATCTTGCCATCCAACGGTTGATCCGTTCCGGGCATCGCTTGCCCGACATTCTGAACTACACACTGGCGCAGTTTAGCGCCTACCTCGAAGCTGACCTGCAATTGGAATATGAACAGGCAAGTCTGCAACTGACGTTGTTTGCGGTTGGCGCCCAAGGGGATCGACGTTCCATCGAACGATTGCAGCAGGAGCTTGATCATGCGCGTTAATTTGCAGGCCTCCGGGCTGTTTAATCCCAGCCAACTCAATGCCTGGTCGACCGCTAAGCGCAAAGCCATTCGGGACGCAGTGAAACGTGGCATGCAAAGCGGTGGTCGTGAAGTCCGGGACGCGGCGCGCAGCCAGATGCGCAGTGCCTTCAAGGTTCAAAAGGCAAGCTTTGTGTCCTCCATGCAAAGCAAGGTAATCGATAAAAAGCCAGAACGCCTGCCGGCTTTAAAGATCGGCAGCAAGATCCCCTGGTTGGGTATTCACGAGAAAGGTGGTGTTGTCTCCGGCAACCTGCTGATCCCGTTGCTGCCGGGTCGAATCGGCCCGAAGCGGTTTCGGGCGGTGGTGGATGGACTGATGCGCTCGGGTAATGCCTATTTCATTCAGAAAAACGGCCAGGTCATTTTGATGGCTGAAAACATTCGGGAAAACAACAGCCAACTGTCGCGTTTCAAGCGGGCGGAACGCACCCGTACTGGCGCCAAGCGGCTGCAGCGTGGTCAGGAAATCCCGATCGCTGTCTTAGTTAAGTCGGTAAAACTCAAGCGGCGACTGGACCTGGCTGGCAGCGTGAAGCGCACTATGCCGCAACTTATTAAAGCAATCGAACGAGAACTGGCGAAAACCTGATGGACACAAAACGACAGGACTGGCGTTTTGCACGCCCAGAGGGCGCCCGTAAGGGTGGCGCACAGGGAGGTGCGACATGAAAAATCGAGCCCAACTGCTGATCACTGCTGTCGATCAGACAAGGGGTGCCTTTGATTCCATCAAGCGCAACCTCGGCGATCTCGGTAACGCGGCGCGCTCCATCAATGGCCTGTTAGGTACGTTGGGGCTTGCTGTATCGGCGGCAGGCCTAGGTGCGTTGGTAAAGTCCTCGTTGGATTCGGCTGACTCCCTGTCCAAGCTATCCCAGCGAGTGGGAATCACCGTTGAATCGCTTTCGACGCTGATACCAGTTGCGGAGCTCTCCGGCGTATCGGCTGAGAAGTTTGAAGGTGGTCTGCGCAAGCTCGCCACACGGATGCTGGAAGCCGCGACCGGTACGGACGATGCAGTGCGCAGTTTTGCGGCAGTCGGCGTTGCCTTTCAAAATCAGGATGGCTCACTGCGAGCCACTGATCAGGTCTTGCTGGATCTGGCTGAACGTTTTCAAAGCCTACCCGATGGCGCCGAGAAAACCGCGATCGCGGTAGAACTGTTCGGCAAGTCCGGCGCCGATCTGATCCCGTTCTTGAACCAAGGGCGGGATGGTGTTGAAGCGTTGTCTGAGGAAATGGTGTCCCTTGGACTTCAGTTGGGAGGCGATACCGCCGTTCAGGCTGAAGTATTCAATGATGCCCTAGCGAAAATCCGTATGGCAGTTTCCGCCATTGGTAACCGCATTATCGAAGCCTTTTTGCCCGCCATGAACGATATGGCATTGGGTATGGTCGAGTCGGCCAAACAAGGTGGCACCTTACGCGCCATTCTTGATGGTATCTTGCTGGTGCTTAAGACGCTGGCGCTGGGCGCTGCCACGGTAGGAAAAGCCTTCGTCGCATTGGGTGAAGCCATCGGCGGCAGTCTTGCTGCGGCGGCAACGGCCTTGTCCGGTGACCTTCAGGGCGCCAAGGCCATCATGGCCGATCTCAAAGGCGATCTGGTCGAGCAGCTCGATGAGCTAGCCCGTTTTCGGGACAACCTTTTCGAGCCTCAGGCAACGCCGGTCGTGGTGCCACCCCCGTCGATCGCCCCGGAAACCACTGGACCATCGACCGGCATCATTGAGCAGTTAACACCTGATGATCGCTCCGCTGAACGAGCCGCGAGTGCGAGGCTTGCCTTGGCAGCTACTCAAGCCGACACCGAACTGAAACTGCTGAAAGCCTCGCTGGCCAGCCAGGCACAAGCGCTGGATTTGGCACTCGAAGATCGGCTGGTCTCCATCGGTGCGTACTACGCCGAAAAGACCGATATCGAAACCCGGGAACTGGATGCGGAGCTAACTCGCACCAGAACCAAGCTGGCTGAGCAACAACGGCTCGCCAACTCAGCAACGGATGAAAGCGAGCGCCTCAAGGCCAGTGCTGAAATCACCAAGATCGAAGCCGAGCTGATTGCGCTCAATCAGCGCCGGGCCACTATCGCGCAAACCAATGCGCGTGCCTCCGCGCAGGCGGAGCGCGAATTGGCGGATGCCTTGACCCAAGCGCGACAGGAGTTGGCTCAACTCACTGGGCAAACAACGGCCGGCGATCGGGTTGGCGTGATTGAGCGCAGCTACCAGGATTTGAAAGCCAGACTGCTGGCCGAAGGCGATGCCGATGGCATTGCCTTGATCGACCAACTGATTAACGTCAAAGCGGCGCAGGCAAACCTCGGCGCTTTGGAGGCTGAGTGGCGGCTGGTCACTGAGCGTTTGCGCAATGCTCAAGAAGCCATCGCCATTCAGCAACAATCGGGGCTTTTGACCGAAGCCCAGGCGCGAGAGCAGATCGTTCTGCTTCAGCAGCAATCGGCTACCGAAATGGAGCGTTTGCTGCCTTCTATGCAGCAAGCGGCAGAGGCCATCGGTCCTGATGCCGTGGTGCGGGTGCAAGCCTGGCGCAACGAGCTGGAGCGCACCCGGCTGGCAGTAGATGAGCTGGCGCCTTTGTGGAATCGAATCGGCGAAAGCTTTGGTTCGGCGCTGAACGGCATGATCACCGGCGCGCAAACTTGGCGCAGTGCGCTGGCCAGTATCTTTCAGCAAGTGGCCGATGCCTTTCTACAGCAGTTGGTCATTCAGCCGTTTCAGCAATGGATTGCTATGCAGGCGCGAATGCTGGCTATCAAACTGGGTTTTGTGCAGCAGGAACAGGTCATTGATGCTGCCGCCAGCACGACCAAAGTGGCTCAGAAGTCTGCTGAAACTACAGCCGTGGTGTCGATGGATGCCGCTAAAGCCGGTGCCGGCGCGGCCGCATCACAAGCCTCGATTCCCTATGTGGGACCGGTGCTCGCGGTGGCGGCGATGATCGCCATGGTCGCGGCGGTGATGGGCTTGCTGGGCAATGTAAAGAAGTTTGCCTCTGGCGGTTTGGTGTCAGGTCCCGGCACATCGACTTCGGATTCCATACCGGCACGCTTGTCGGCGGGTGAATTCGTGATGAACGCAGCGGCGGTGAAACGGGTGGGTGTGGATTTTCTGCAATCACTCAACGGGCTGTCCCATCCACCACAATCGCAGCCGCGCGTATCCGGCAACAATCTGGCATTTTCTGCCGGTGGTCTGGTCCCGGATGCGCCACCACAGGCTGAATCCCAGGGCCAAGCGGTGCGCATCGTCAACGTGGTCGATCCTGCTATGGCAGCGGACTACCTCAACTCCTCATCCGGTGAAAAAACCATTCTCAATATTTTGCAGCGCAATGCCGGCGCCGTTCGGCAAGTGCGCAGTTAAGCGCAGGAAGTAGAAATTCATGACCGCGTATGTGGGCTATGTCGATAACACAACGATGCTCGCGCATCACCAAATGCTGGAGCTGATCCGGGATGTGTGTCTGGCGGAGGGGTGGACCATTCTTCGCTACGACACCGCGCTGACCAATCGTGAGTTAATCATGATGGCGCCGGGACTTTCAGGTAGCGAGCAGATTTTCTGCGGTGTTTATTGCTATCAGGATGACACCAAGGACTATTACAACCTGGCCGTAGCCACCATGAAGGGCTATGTGCCGGCGAACACCTTTCTGACTCAGCCAGGTATTTCACCGGTGTGTGGAGTGCCGGCGCACAACCAGCGAATTGATTACTGGTTGTCGGTCAACGGGCAACGACTGAATGTGGCCATGAAGGTAGGCACGCCGGTGTATGAGTCCTTCGCCATCGGCAAGTTTTTCCCTTACGCCTCACCCGGGCAGTACCCACAGCCCTTGTTTGCAGCCGGTATGTTGAGTGGTGCACCGGCGACACGCTATTCGGATACCAGCCACTCCATGCCGTGGAAAGGCAACCGCAACAACCTGCGCATGCACTTTAACGACGGCACCTGGAAAACGCCGCTAACCACACCCTGGGGCAACAGCACCATGGCCAATAACGTGCGGCCGGCCGACAACACCTACGCGCTGTATCCGGTGATGCTGTACGACAGCGGCAATATCTATGGCGCCATTGATGGCATTTTTCATATCACCGGGTTCGATAACGTGGTGGAAAACACTCTCACCATTGATGGTAAAAACTACGTGGTAATTCAGGACGTCGCCCGTACATCGTTTGGTGACTATTACGCATTGGAGCTCAGCTGATGCCCTATGTAACCGGGCTGGCCAACTCGGCCAGCGATTTATTGAATGCAGTTGTCACCGCTGGCACCGACAATGGCTGGAGCTGGGATGCAACTAACAGTTTGCTGAACAAAGGCCCGATTTATGGACGGCTCAGTACCAGCGGGTTGAATTTTTTAGTGCAAGCGGCGCTTGGCTACAGCGGTGCAACCCTGGACACGCCAGCGGTCAAACTGGTCGGCATTACCGATCGTCTGCGTCAATCGGGTAATACGCTGCTTAGTTATCCAGTGACCTATCACATCTTTGTGCATACGGATCCTGACGACATCATCCTCGCGGTGAACTACCAGGTGATGTGGTGGCAATGGTTGGCACTGGGTCAGGCGCGTACCTTTGGGGTGCAGGGAAATGGCATCTGGCATTGGGGCACAGCAACTTCGGATATCAGCACCAATGCGGGTGTGGCGATTGATTCCAATGGCAGCACCGGTAGCGGTGGCGGTCACACATCGGGCGCGCCGTTCTGGCAGTCAAACGATACAACAGGCGTTTTGGCTAGCTCGATTTATCTGGACTTCAATGGTCATGGCTGGTGGAACAACCCGATAGGCGTATCCACAGGTAATCCCAACAACGCCCGCGCCACCATCGCGGCAGGAACTCAGCTGACCACGCAGCCCAATAACTGGAACGGCGAAGCAGTATTGACGCGAGTGCATATCATGGCGGCACAGCCTTCCAGCTTTTGGTCCCATGTGGCGGAGCTGCCGCACTTACGCATGACACGAAACGACAACATCGACGATGGCCAGATCATCACTCTGGGTGCTGAGCGCTGGTTTATCGCACCGGTGTATCGCAAGAACACCACCAGTCGCAACGCATCGCCCTACAACCAGGCCAATCACTCGGGCACCGTCGCTATGGCAGTGCGCTATGACGGGCCGTAACTCAGAGACTGTTCGGAGTTAATTATGCCTATCCTGACCGGCGCGGTACTGGAATCTGCGCAGGCAGGATCGCTGAATCCATTGCTCGCGCAGGATGGCTACAACGTCGCGGCCATTTATCCCTATACCGTCAGTGATACACCGATGGGTATTAGTGGCACGCGCACCTATGCTCCGGATATTTCGGTACCCGCACAACGCGTCCTAATCGGGGCAACCATCCCCAGTTACTTCGACGATTTTTATTATCGGGTGCATCTACTGCCCAACCGCATCAGCCTGGGTAGTCTGGCCTCTGAGCAAAGTCGCACCATCGAGGTGTGGAATGCCTACCTGACCACCAACACACTGACTGCAATCCAAGTGCAAGGTGGCGAAGGCATGACCTTGCTCGGGCCGGCTCCAGCGCCCACAGTATTTGGCGCCAATGAGTCACGCCTATATCAGCTGTCGGTAACACCAAACGGCCCGCCAACCGTCAACGCGCGGATCGATTTTGAATTTGCACTCGATACCGTCACCTTGCGAGCCACAGGCCGACGCATTGTGGGCTGGGTGTTTTCACCTGATTGGTCGCAACCCGTCATTGAAAGACTGGAGTGGCTCACCCAGGTAATGGAATCCCATTCCGGCCGTGAACAACGGGTGCGCTTGCGCACCGGTGCACGACGAACTTTGGAGTACAGTCAGTTGCTGGGATCGCACCGGGAGCGTGTGCGATTGGAAAATCTGCTGCATGCCTGGCAGGCGCGAGTCTTTGGTTTGCCGCTGTGGCAGGAAGTGCAAATTACCAGTCAGCCGATCAACGCCGGCGCGACATCAATCCTCGTCAACACCGATAGCCTTGATTTTGAAGTGGGTGGTCTGGTGGGCTTGGTCAAAGGGAATGACTCGGAGTTTGCCGAGATTACCGCGATTCAAACCGGCCTGCTGAGTCTGAAAAGCCCGCTGGAAAGAAGCTGGCCAGCTGGCAGTAAATTGCTACCGGTAAAACCTGCACGCCTGCAAAACGATCTCAAGCTGAAGTATCACAGCGATACCATTGTGCAGACACGCTCGCGTTTTCAGTTGGAGGAAGAGTGGCTTGTAACGCCCATTGCCGAGCCGCTGCAATACCGGGGTTTCCCGGTACTGATGACGGCGAGCAACTGGGCTGAGGACATTGATGCCGAGCACTCGCGCAAGCTGGTGGAGCTGGATTATCTCACTGGTCGTCGCGCCTTGGATGATCTGTCGGGAATAGGTTCAGTGCGCCGAGCGCATCACTGGTTACTGAACGGCCGCGACACTATCGCGGAATTTCGTGCCTGGCTCACAGCCCGAGCCGGAAAACTGAAGCCCTTCTGGCTGCCAAGTTTTCAGGCCGATCTGGAACTCACCAGCCCGATTGGTGCATTTGATTCGGCTATTACCGTGGACAACCGTTCCTTCGCCGCCAACGGTGGAGCCGGTATTGGTCGCCAGGACATTGTGATTGCTACCACCAACGGTCAGCACTATTTCCGTCGCGTGACTGGTGTAACAGCGCTGACCGATACCACCGAAAGTGTAGCCATCGACAGTGTGTTGGGCGTGGCGATTCTACCAACACAGATCCGCTACATCGCCTTTATGAAACTGGTCCGCCTCGACTCCGACGCGGTGGAAATCGCCCATCACACCGATCAGCTGGCTGAGGTTTCGCTGATGCTGCGCAGCCTCAAGGACGATACCTAATCGGTCATCCGGTCGACGGCTGAATTTACTGCACGAGTTTTTGCCATGAGTTATGCCAATCGAGAAGTCTCGACCGCCGACAGTAGTCCGGTCGAGCTATACGAGTTTCGTCGCGGCGGTGATGCTTGGCGTTATACCAGCGCCGCTGATGATGCCTTGTATGGCAGCTACGAATACGTGGCGGTGCCGGTCAAACGCAGCAGCATTGAGCAGTCCACCGAAATGGGCAAAACCGGTCTGCGCATTACCTTTGCGCGAGACATCGAGGTTGCCCAGGACTTTATTGCGACACCGCCATCAGAGATCACTTTGCTGACTTTATACCGCCAGCATCGTGGTGATGGTGAAACCGTCGCGGTTTGGATGGGACGCGTCCTCAATGCCGAATGGCGAGGTTCAGAAGTCGAGCTGAATTGTGAGCCGGTGTACACCAGCCTGCAACGCATCGGCCTGCGCCGGTTGTATCAGCGTAATTGCCCTCACGTGTTGTATGGCACTGCCTGCGGTGCCAGTGCAGTGGTGTTTCGAGTTACCGGTACCGTTGCATCGCTGACTGGTACGCTCTTGAGTGTGCCAACCTCAGCGGGGTTTCCGGTGGGCCACTTCGCTGGTGGCTATGCCACCTGGGCCGCTAACGGCATCACTGAAAAACGCATGATCACCGGTCACAGCGGTGACGCCATCACGCTATCTGCAGTGCCGCCGGGACTTGCCGTGGGCGATGCCATCACGCTGTATCCGGGCTGCGATCGAACCTTAAATACCTGCCACAGCAAATTCGCTAACAGTGAAAACTTTGGCGGTTTCCCGTTTATCCCGACCAAAAATCCCTTCGGCGGCAGCCCGATTTATTAACACCCATTTATGAGACCAGTTTATGTGGGCAGCTATCGCTGTATTAGTCATCAGCGTGTTGGTGCAGTACGCGCTGCAACCCAAAACACCACAACCCCAAGCCGCCGAACTCAAAGACTTTGATGCACCCACTGCCGATGAAGGTCGGCCGGTGCCGGTAGTGTTTGGCACCGTTCTGGTTCGTAGCGCCAACGTGGTTTGGTATGGCGACTTGCGCACCACGCCCATTCGCTCCAAAGGGGGCAAGAAGTAATGCTCATTGTGATCCACGCCGATATGCGAGCTCTCGGCTATTGCAACCGTGGCGCTCGGTCCTGGTTTGCCCGACACCAGCTGGATTGGGCTGACTTTATCCATCAGGGCATCGAAGCCGAACAACTGCTGGCCACCGGTGATGCCATGGCCGAAGCCGTGGTGGCGGTTGCACAGAGCCGTGTGAGCGGCGATACAACCAACGGAGACGAGCATGGGCGGCAGCAGTAAAAAGCAGACCGTCGGCTATCGCTATTACCTCGGCATGCATTTGGCGATTTGCCACGGCCCGGTGGATGCGGTGACCGAAATTCAGGTGGCCGATCGGCAGGCCTGGAGTGGAAATCTCTCTGGCAGTGGCCGCATCACACTGGATAAACCCGAACTCTTTGGCGGTGAAAAACGTGAAGGTGGTGTATCCGGTGCCGTGGATGTGGCATTCGGGCAAAGCACTCAGGCACCCAACGACTATCTGATATCCAAAATCGGATCGCCGCAACCTGCCTATCGGGGCCTGCTAAGTCTGATCTTGCGTCAGGTATATATCGCCGCGAACAACCCCTACATGAAGCCCTGGGCGGTACGCGTTAAACGCTGTTTTCGTAGCTGGCATGCGACCAAAGCAGAAATCAACGGCGGCGCCAATCCGGCGCACATGGTGTACGAGTGCCTAACCAATGCCGAATGGGGCATGGGCTATCCCAGTGCCAGTCTGGATGATGCCTCGTTCAAAACCGCCGCCGATACGCTGCATAGCGAAGGCTTTGGCCTGAACATGATCTGGCTGCAGCAGAGCAAGATCGAACAATTTATCAAAGAGATCATGGACCACATAGGCGGCGTGCTCACCACCTCGCCAGCGACTGGTCGCTTTGTGCTGAAGCTGATCCGCGCCGACTACGATGTGGCGAGCTTGCGGGTGCTGGATCCGGACAATGTCATTGAGCTGGAAAGCTATCAACGTGCCGCCTGGGGTGAAACCACCAACGAGCTGGTGCTGATCTACACCAAGCCTGACACCTTCAAAGAAACCAGTATCGCGGTTCAGGATCTGGCCAATATCCAGGCACAGGGAGCGGTGGTCTCGCAAACGCGCAGCTATCCGGGTATCACCTCCGACAGTTTGGCATCGCGCGTGGCCATGCGAGATCTGGCTGCGGTTTCCACCCCCTTGGCAAAAGTACGCCTGAAGGTGAATCGCCAGGCCTGGAATCTCTATCCGGGTGATGTGTTTAAGCTGGTGTGGCCCGCGTTTGGTATTGAAGGATTGGTGCTGCGCATCGCTAACGTGGATGGCGGCACCTTGACCGATGGCAGCATCAGCATCGACGCCGTTGAAGATGTGTTTGGACTTCCCGCAGCCAGCTATACCGGCGCGCAACCCACTGGCTGGATCGACCCAGTGCCCGAGCCGACCGTCTCCATACTGCGCAGATTGATTGAAACCCCGTACTGGGATTTGGCGCTGGCGATGAGTGCAGCGGATCTGGACTATCTCGACCCGACCGACTGCTACCTACAAACGTTGGCTGGCAGACCGACACCGGGCGCCATAAATTACGAGCTCAACAGCAAGACCAGCTCAATTTCGGTCTACACGCCACGAGCGCAGGCTGAGTTCTGCCCGACAGCCGTGTTGGGTGCGGATCTTAACCAGGAGG